AAAAAAACGGCATGCCTTATTACACGTTCAAAAAAACAGAGCGAATGGATAAAATAATTGATCTATATAGAAAAGTAATACATACAATTTGATATTTTGATGGCAAAGGAAACTATTATGGGTAAAAAATTAACACATGAAGAATTTGAAAATCGTGTTCATAAAACACGACCAAATATAATTTTTACAACTAAATATGTAAATGCAAAGACAAAAATAGAATGTCATTGTTCTACTTGTGGCAATGATTGGATTACATCACCAGATTCGTTAAATCAAGGGTGTGGATGTCCAAAATGTGCTAGTAAAAAGTCAAGTGAAAGGCAAGCAAAAACACATGAACAATTTATTCAAGAGTTGTATGAAGTAAATCCTAATATTGAAATTCAAAGTCAATATATAAACGCAAGAACAAAGATTCATTGTAAATGTCTAGTCGATGGATTTGAATGGGATGCAACACCTGATAATTTATTACGTGGAACTGGATGCCCAGTTTGTTCAGGTACATACTTGAACAAAGATATACTAAGTAATAGATTAAAAATTATATCACCAGAAATAACGATTGTTGGAGATTATATAAATAATACAACACCTATTTTGTGTTATTGTAATAAACATAATGAGTATTTTACATCTTCGCCGTCTTCTTTGTCAAAAGGACAAATAGGATGTAAAAAATGTCAATATGAAAAAGCTTCTGATTCTGCAAAATATACACAAGAACAATTTGAAGATAAATTTTATGATTATTTTGGTGATGAATATATTGTGATTGATAAATATATAGATGCTAAAACATCAATTAAAATCAAGTGTATAAAATGTGATACAGAATTTTCAATTATTCCTAATAATGCTTTTAGTAGAGGGATTAATTGTCCAACTTGCCATAAGTCACGTTCAATGCCAAAAGGTGAAGAAAGAATATTTGATTATTTATCTAAAAATAATATTATTTTTATTCATGGACATGAATTTGATGATTTGTTTGGTGTAAATGATGGTCATTTATCGTATGATTTTTATTTACCTACTGAAAATTTGTTGATTGAATATAATGGTGAACAACATTATCGTTCTGTCGAATATTTTGGTGGTGAAGAGAAATTTAAAATCCAACAAGAACACGATTTGAGAAAATACAATTATGCAAATTTACATAATTATAATTTATTAATAATCCCATATACTCAATATGGAAATATTGAAGAAATTTTATCAAGCACTATCAAAATAGCTGCTTAAAATATAGTCGATAAGGAGAATTTAAAATGCCAACAAAAAGAACAACTACTACCACTACAAAAAAAGTTGAAGAAGTAAATCCAACAGAAGAAATTGTTGTAGAAGAAACCCCAGTTGATGTCGAAGAGGACTTTAATCTTGAAAAGAAAGTAACTGTAAGAAGTATTGCAGAATGGACAACAGGATTCCAAAGAATTGAAACAAATGGAGATGTTACTATTCCACCAAACGGAACAGTAAGATTGTCCAGAGGTGAAATCATCTCACAGGTTCAGAATGGAAATCTTCTATTCACAGGGATAGATGGTCAAGGTTCTCATGCAACTCTTTATATTGAAGATAAACCTACAAGAATTGAAGCGGATTTTGAAACAGAATCTTCCACACAGAACGTAATTAATAAAGAACGTATTGATGATTTATTTGCTATCAAATCAATAAAAGATTTTGAATCTGCATTACATTCTATGGTTGTGACTAGAGCAGAAAAATACGCTATTATGGGATTTATCCGAAAAGGAAACTTTAATGACTATAATAAAGTACGTACAGTAGAGGATTATACAAAATTACAAGTATAAGGATGGTGGATTGATGGAGAAAAACACAACTTATACGGAAGTCATAAATAGCTTCCATAGTACATTTCAAGACAAGGTTGTAATACCAGAAGGACTTGAAAAAGTATGGTTTTTAAAAGCAGTTGGAAAATATTCTTTTGAGATTGGCTCCATCAATTTTGATGAAGAATTAAATGAGTTTGATTCTAAATTAAAAAGATACACAATAGATACTCTTGGTCTTATGATGAAGAAATTTTATCAAGAACGTGAGTTATCAAAAGTTAATAAACGTATCAGCATTGTTTCTAAAGATCTGTCTATTGATGGATCAAATGGAAGCAAAACCGCTACATTGAATGAACTTGAAAAAGTATCAGAAGAATTAGACGAAATGATATATAAGCAAACTCCTTCTGCTTATGATTAGGAGGTGTCTAAATGCAAGAATGGTATTTAATGACACCTGAAACAAGACCTAATATTACAGGTGGTTTTGAGAATGATGCTTTTTTAGATTATAAAGAAGATGCTTTTGCGGAAGCTCTTTCTACAGATATAGCTAAAACAGTTATTTTATGCAATTCAGATATGACAGAAATTGGAGAAATAAGAGTTATTATTATGGATAATTTAGCTAATACGCAACTTAAATCTATAGAGCGTTCTGTTTTTGCAGTTATTGGTACGTTGAAAGCAGGAATGTATATGAAGTTTGAGAACCAGTATTGGTTGATTAGTGGTTATCCTGGTAATAATGGAGTATGCGAAAAGGCTACTGCTATATTATGTCAGTATGAATTAATATGGCAAGATGATGACGGAAAGATTATAAGACGTTGGGCTAACTTTACCAGTGCCAGCAAATATGATAACGGACGAAGCGGCAATTCTACAATCATTCTTACATCAAATAACTTTACAATTTGGATTCCAGAAGATGATGATGGGACGACTCTTGATGGACGTAGAGTGTTCATTGACAGAGTAAAAACTGGACAATTACCAACAAAAGTATTTGAGATAACAAGAAGTGATGATGTATTGTATCTTTTCGGAAAAGATCATGGTGGAATATTAAGTTTTATTGCCGATAAAGATGAACTTAATAAAGTGACGGATAGACAAGATTTATGGATCTGCAACTACAAATCCCCCACTACTCCTACTCTCCCACCATCAGAACCAGATAATCCAACTACATCTGTCACAATTACAGGTGGTGACATTCTTCGCTACGGCAGAGCAAAAACATGGACAGTCACTTTCTCTGATTCTGAAAATCAATCAAGTTTCACATGGAATGTCAAATCAGACTTCAAAATCACTCAAAATATCACAGGTAATAAAATACAGTTAAAATGTACAGATGATAAGGCAATCGACTGTACGTTTACACTACAAGTTCTCGACAATGAAAGTAACATTTTATCTGAAACAACTATTACTATTGTAGGATAAATCGGAGGTATATTATATGGCAAAATCAATTGCTAGAGATTTGGCTTTTGTCAAATCAAAAGTAATTTCTCGTCTATTAGAATCTGATGAATTTGCAAAAGTAATGTTGCGTAAGGAAGATTTTAATGATGATGAGAAAAACGACATGGAGTATAAACAAGTATTTGATTATCCTTATGTTGATGGAACGCAGGAAGAAGTTATGCCTTTTGTTTGTGTAGAAACAGTTTGTAGAGGTACAAATCATACCGTAAAATCTATGGACTTGTATATTTGGATTTTCGTGCATCGTAATTGTATGCAAATGGAATCTAATATAAAAAGTTACATGGGTAATCGTGCAGACGTTCTTACAGACATTATAGAAAGGCTTCTACGGGATTCTGATGATTTAGGAATTGGGAAACCAAGTCTTGATGACATTGGCTATACTGTTCCACAGTCCAGTTATTATGGACGACAACTCAAATATAGCATTCCTGATTTTAAAATCAAGGAGGTGTGATATTTGAAAGGATTTTCAGATTATGATTATCTCTGTGATGAACCTTATTTTTATGAAGGTATAGGTCATGTTAAATGTCCTACTCTTAGGGACATAAGACGTATAACCTATGGACAATTCAATATTTTTCTCTCTTATATTTCTATTACTCAAAAGCAATTTCTTGAAACATTCGGTCTTACTGAAAAATTCAATTCCCTCAGTGATGAAGAAAAAGAAAAAAATACTATTTACAATTTACTTACATGTGGAATGAAACGTGCAGATTTTCTTGCCTACATGATTAGTTTCTTTGTTGTAGATGATTTTCAGTATAATCCAAAACAGAATGCTTTTCTCATTGGCACTTATGAGAAAGACGATGATGGAAAAGAAATCTTCAACGAAATAGGGAAAATTGATAACAGCAATTTTGATGAATTTCGTGCGTTTCTGCAAGTTATATTAGGAATTAAATCTGAGAAAGAAGTTGAAAAACCGAAATATAAAAATAAGTTAGCTCAACAGATTGCTGAGAAATTGGCAAAACATAAGAGTGAACAAAAAGAAAAACAAACATCTGCGGATGATGATTATACATTGCCAAATATGATTGTGAAATATTGTACTCACAACAAAGTAGGAATCAATATTTTGAATGTTTGGGATATGACATATTATCAATTCATGAAGATGTTTTTAGAATATAGGATGGGAAGACAAGCAGATATAAATGATATGATGGCTGCTAATTCATTCTCATTCAAAAACTCTAAGGACTATAAACCTATGGAGTATATGAACAAAATTAAATAACGAAAACTTTCAAACAAAGTCGCCTGTGTTAGGTGGCTTATTTTATTTTTAAGAAAATGGAGGAATTAAATTATGGCTAAAGAGCTTAATATGGCAAATCGTCAGTGTTGTGATGTACATATTCTTGACTATGCTACAATGAAACCTTGGATGTTAGTAGATTTCTGTAACACTACTACTGCTGGTTTTAGTGCAGACGCAGTATACGCAAATAAAAAAGGCGCAAAGGATATTAAATTTGATAACCCACTTGAGGGTACTATGAAACTTAATTTCCAAGTTCATCCATTCCAGATTTATGCACTGTATTCTGATGGAGAAATTGAAACATCTGCGCTCATTGCTCGTAGAGAAAATGTAACGGGTGCTGCGGAAGGAAAACTTACTCTAACTAATACACCAAAAGCAGGTACAGTTTACGCTGTTGATCCTGATACTGGAAAAATTATTGAAGGTACAGTTTCTGAGAAAGAATTTACTGCTACAACTACTTCTGAGATTAAAGAAGGTACAACATATGAAGTATCTTATCTTGAGGAAAAAACAGCAGGCGTAAAGAAAATTTCATTTAACAATAAGAAAACTCCAAAAGATTTCTTCATTCAAATGGAAACAGTTGATAAAGATGAGAAGGGAAATCTTGTACCAGTAAGAATTACTGCTTATAAAGCATCTCCTAATAGAACTCTCGACTTATCATTCTCTTCTGATGGAGATCCTGCGGAAATTGAGATAGAACTAAGTGT